CGGCCTGTGCGTCCAGTGCCACAAAGCACAGAAACGGTATCGAGCGGTCCAGATACCGTTGCAATAGATAAAGAACCAAAGAAGAAAAAAAGAAAGTATCTCAAACATACATACATGAAAACCAACGATTCAATTGATAAGGTAAGAGCATTCAGGGTTAAGGGACTTACCTACAAAGCTATCGGTGCAGAGTTAAACATCTCAAAGCAACGGGTGTTCCAGATAATCGCCGCCGGCAAGAAGCGGGATGCCTCGAATAACAAATGGACCGCGGGTCTCAGTTCTCGCAACGCGAACTTGATGGAGAAGCTTGGCATCAAAGACAAGGAGACCGCCATCCATGCAATCCATACCCGTGACATCGTACCGTTCAAATGGAAGAACTTCGGTGTTCGATCCTACCACGATCTGTGCTCGTGGCTTGGTACTCTACCAGCCGATCCCGGTCTAGGCCGGCACTGCCCCCATTGCGGTAAAACCTCCAAGCAATGAGCCGTCACGCATTCCCGCTCGTCGAATCCATCAAGGTGGTCCATCTCTCAGATGGAAGAACCATCCGAGTGCGGCGTGATCGAACCGAAGAGAATCTAAAGACCAACTACGGAGATGGTGATATCCACCTCACTTGCGTGTCCCAAGCCCATGACCCCGTCGAGATGGTCAAGACTTTGGCCCGCATGGAGAGCGTTCGATCCGTAGAACTGGTTGATTCCAAAGGCAACGGACTCGTAGTCCACAAACAAAAATGAAACAGTCCTCAACACACGACCTCGTCAACGCGCTCAATATCCTATCAGCCGAACTAGATACCCAAGATGGAATCCCCAATGCGCTCTGTGCAGAAGCATCCACTCGTCTCCTTGAGCTGGTCCAGCTCACGAGCGACCTTACAGCACACATCATCTCCAACCCTGTGCATCATGGTCGATGCAACGCCAAGACCAAGGGTTCCTACTGTAACTGTATCCTGGCTCGCCTCATCACCTCATGAAGACCCCAAGGCAAGAGCAACCCTGGTACGAATCCCGCCTCTCAAATAACAAGAAACCCGGCCCCATAACCGAAGATGAACGAACCATCATCACCGATGAGAACCGCCGGCTCATCGAGCAGTCCGCACAGATAATTGCTTGGGGAATCGCTAAAGGCTGGATTGCTTACCCCGAACCCATCGAACGTCGCATATGGAAAATCCCTCAACTCTCCCACCCTCCCGGTTCGTCAATCGATCCAACCCTGGAGTCGTAGTCACAGTCCTTCATGTTGGCCAGTATCGTCTCGCAGAACTCAAAGCACCCGTCATCATCTACCAAAGAGGCAGCAACATCTACGTTCGCCTCACATCGGAATTCCACACCAAATTCAAACCCTATGAAGAAAGCTAAGTCCAAGCCCGCCGCCTACGCCGCCAAGCCCAGCACCAAGAAGATCGGAACCTATTCCCCCAAAACCCAAGCCATCAAACGGCTGATGAAGATAGACAAAATGAAGTAGTCCCCAACGATCAGTCCCAAACAAACAACGACAATGACACCGCACCAACGTGCGGCCCTTTGGCTTTCCAAGGTGCCGCCAGCCGTCTCCGGACAGTCCGGACACTCAACTACCTACACCGCCGCCGTCGGCCTCGTACACGGCTTCCAGCTATCAGAGGCGGACTCTCTAGCCCTGCTCTCTGCTTGGAATCAATACTGCCAACCCCCTTGGTCTGATCGCGAACTCATCCACAAGCTCCGCGAGGCCGCTTCCAAGTCTCACTCCAAACCAGCCGGCCATCTTCTTCAATCTGGATCGGCTCCCTCAACCGCTCCCTTCGATATCACCAAGGTATCATTCAAGAGGCCGTCACCAGCGGTTGCGCCCGATCCCCAAGCCAGCGAGTTCAAGCGGTTCCTTCAAGCCGCCTTTGCGTCCACCGAGGTGGTCTGTATCTGTGATGCGGTCGAGGAGGGTAGGCCAGTTAGTGCTGGATCATTCATTCCAATCGAGGAATGGATCAACCGCTTCGATGATCCGGCATCCCGCATCCTGTCACCGGAGCGCGAAGGGATCTTCGTCCGCATCAACCCTTTCAAACCCAATCTCTACAGCGGCTCCGACAACGATGTCAGCGCGTACCGCCATGTCCTGGTGGAGTTCGATGACAAGCCCAAGGCTGAACAGGAGAAGCTATTCCGCGATTCTGGACTGCCCATCACCGTCCTCATCGACTCCGGTGGTAAGAGTATCCATGCCTGGGTCCGCGTCGATGCTCCCAATCGCAAAGAATGGGACATCCGCCGGGATATCATCTACAGCAGCATCCCCGGCATCGATGCCAAGAACAAGAACCCCTCGCGCTACAGCAGGCTCCCGGGCGCATGGCGGAGTCCTACCTCCCAACAGAAGCTGTTGGCCACTAACCTCGGCTCCGCTTCATGGGAGGACTACCTCACCTCACGCGAGACCGATGATGATCAATCCACGGTGGTCTCGATCAAGGATCTCATATCCTTCGATTCATCCAACGATCCGGACAACCTGATCGGCCAACGCTGGCTTACCCGCGGCTCCTCCATGATCGTCAGCGGTGGTACCGGGATCGGGAAGTCCAGCCTGATGATGCAGATCGTCATCCAATGGGCACTCGGCAAGGACTTCTTTGGTATCGCGCCGGTGCGCCCATTGAAGATCGGAGTCATCCAAGCCGAGAACGACAAGGGCGATCTCGCCGAAGCATTCCAAGGCGTAGGGTTCGGACTCAACCTTACCGGGAGCGACATGAAGATGCTCCAGCAACAGCTCGAATTCCGGACCGAAGCCGTCCGTACCGGCGACCAGTTCCTCGCCTACGCCCGCCGGTTCATTTACAAGTCCAAGCTCGATGTCATCGTGGCCGATCCTCTGTTCTCCTACTTCGGCGGTGACCTTTCGGACCAGGGCGAGGTCAGCGTGTTCTTGCGTAACAAACTCCAGCCCATCCTCCAAGAAACCAAGGTCGCGTGGATCTGGATGCATCACATCTCCAAAGCCCAGCGCAAGGACGGTGAACCCATGACCACTATGGAACTCGCCCACGCCGGCTTCGGATCCTCGGAGCTTGCCAATTGGGCGCGTGAGATAGCGGTTCTGGCAGAGGTAGGCCAGTTCAAGCCTCGACGCTTCCAGCTAGCCTTCTGCAAGCGTGGAGGGCGGCTTCCCAAACCCATCATCAACCTCCAGCACGGGACCGATCGTATCAAGTGGGAGGAATACAACCCGCTGGTCATCACCGGTGCCCAGCTCAAGGAGAAGAAACCGTTCAACAACAAGGCCAAGAGGAAAGACAGTATATGAAATACCGCGATCAGTTCGGGAAGATGCCGCCGCTCAAGCATGATAAGATCATTGCTTCCAGCGAGGTGGTTATGCACATAGCCAGTGGGGTATCATGCGATATCGAGCGGGCCAATAAGTTGTTCAATGAGCTTCGCAAGCGTCGGATCATCGTATTCGACAAGCTCGACCGGACATGGCACGGCATCGACAACCGCTCCATCCGCCACACCGATTCGGACCGTATCCGGATGCTGGAGATCCGGCTGGAGACCCTCGAAAACAAGCACAAGAAGCTCCTCGCCGCCTACCGCGCCCACATCGACCTAATTCCCAACTAGGGGTAGTCCCTAGGGGGTAGTCTATAGGCCTATGTGGCCCCCCTTTCTAAGAATTTACTCCCCCCTAGGAACGCCCCCACTAACCCCTCTCAATAGGGGTATGGTTGCTCCCCCTTAATTGCTACTATGGCAATGGGGGGCAACCACAGTAAACTAAACTCAACTACGAAATCGCTCATCCGCTTGGACCCCCTATTTGGAAGTTTTAATTTTCTCCTCGCCCGGGTCAGGGTACGGGGTGGTGGTTGGATGGATGGAAGCGAATGCCGATTGCTGGAGCTTGGAGGGGTCTAGGAGCGCGTTTGATGATCGGATGGAGTGAAGACAGCGGAACCCCATTGATCGGACATGGCGCGGGCGATGCCGGGATAGGTCTTGGAACGCTCCTTCCAGCGGGTTGGACTGGGACCGAGTTTGTTCTGGCCACTGGGGGTTTGATTGGCCCACCTACCGGATGCCGGTAACGGCAGGATGTCGGTGGGAACCAGCGGTGGAAGGTTCTTGAGCCAGAGACAGGTGCGCTTGCTCGCGTCATCTCCGAACTGATATGGCTGGATTATCTGAGTGGGTTTGCATATACGAGTGTTGATAGCACCTATTGGGTTCTCTATTGCTATACGGGGGGGGGTACTATTCATTAACAGATGGACGAAATCCAGTGCTTCCTCGGTCAGCTTGGGGTCGCGAAGCCCCCGCGTAGTCCAGTGCATGCCGCTTCCACAGAGGTAGGTGCATGGCGGGAACGCGATCAACATGTCCCAGTGCTGCTTGAGAAGATCTCGCACATCACCGCGGTAATGCTGGCCCACTGTATCGCTTGGCTCGAAATCGCAGCTCCACGCATCCCAGCCTCGGGCCGCGAACTCATCGCGAACTCGGCCACTGTACTCACAGGCAACAAGGATGCGGGGCTTCATTGAACCTCCTCCGCTACCTCCACACTCACCAACTCCCACCCGTACCGATGCGCGTCCTCCTCAGCAGCCTCGCGGGCCTCGCTGATCGGTTCGTGGTAGCTGGAGTCCTTCACGATCTCTCCATCCGGCTTGCGGAACGTGGCTACAATGCTGATCACAGCGCACCTCCCTTCGCGCTCACTGCCTTCCATCCCGTGTACCGGGCATCGCAGTACACCAAGACATCGCAGACCGAAACACCGGGCACCCGCACCACAACACCGAACGGACGCTTCTGGGTCCGAACCGCCACCATCCCAGCAGTCTCCGCTGACTTCCGCAGGTACTCGTCATACCCACTCCAGTCCTCGTACTCACGCTCGTCCATCCACCTAGACTTGGCCTGCTGCACAGAACCGTTGATCTTGCTCGCGTAATCGCTGATCAGCGCGATCAGC